TTATCTTGTTATCAATGGCATAAATGTAGAAGGAAGTTTTGATAACTTTATTTCTGCACTAGGAACACGAGTAGATATACCATGAAAAGTGCTATAATGTATATTGTTTCAATTGTAGTTGTTCTAGCAGCATTTCTTTTGATAGTCGATTATTCTAGCGCAATTCCAGATGTGCTGTTTAGTCACTCAACAGGAGAATGTGTTGGAGTACAAAACTATATGGCAATCTTATTTGAAAATCCTGTTTACAGTTGCGAAAACCTACCAACTAAATATAATCATATCTGGGTAAAATAATGAATTTATTTGTTCTTTCTAAATGTCCGACAGAAGCAGCTCAAATGATGTGCGACAAGCACATTCCAAAAATGATTGTAGAAGCTGCTCAAATGCTTTCTACGGCTCATCGCATGCTAGACGGCCGTCTTGAAAGAAAGCCGTCTAAATCTAGCAAGCGAACAGTGAATGGATACGTGCATCTGAATCCAACACTAGACAGCGTGCTGTATAATGCTGTGCATCACGCACATCCTTGTACTGTCTGGACTATGGAGACAAAAGCTAATTACGAGTGGCACTACAAGCACTTCGTAGCTCTCTGTGCTGAGTTTGAATTCAGATATGGTAAACAACACCTTACTGCACAGAAGCTCACAGAAGTCCTCAGAACACCTCCAATAAATATACCTGATACCACATTAACCGCGTTTCCACAAGCGATGAAGCATTATCCAGAATGCATGGTAGAAGGCGATTCAGTACAAGCATATCGTAACTATTATCATGTTGCTAAGTCTTTTGCAAAATGGGCTAAAGGCAGGCAAGCTCCAAGCTGGTGGGAAGGATACAAAGGAATAGCTGCGTGATTACAGAAGTTTGGTTACTTATTACGGCAATTGTTTATACATTTGTCGGCATGTCTTTTAGACCATCTCAGAAAGATATGGCAATTACTATTATTGAAACTACTGTCGATAGATTGATAGCCGATGGATATATTAAAACTCGTAAAGACGAAAATGGTCAACTTGAGTTAATGAAGTATAACGAAGAATGATATATGAAATATATTATCATACATCCTACTGAAGGAATATTTCTTGGTACTACAAAAAATCATGGACTTAGCGTTGACGGCGAAATTCAAAGTCCAAGAATACTTGCGCTTTTTTCATCTAATAATATATTCGATATTGTTAAAGCCGTTGGCTTTTTTACAGAGAAAGACGCTCTAGAATACAGAAAATTGTATATTGGAAAGAGGTTTCCAGAATCTTTTGTTGCTAGCGTTCAAGATGAAAACAATAACGATCCATACGTAGATGTTGTTGATATTGTTAAATCTGGCTATGGAGAATATGCTTGGGGTATGATTGATGCTCTACCAACTCCAAGTGATACCATACATTAAACTGTAAATTATTGTTTACAGATTAGGTGTAAACGATCGTTTACACTAAAAAATGAGCATATTTTTGCAAAAAGTGTATCTTTTTTGACACACTTTAGCTAAAACAGTTGACACTTGTTCTGAATTGATGTATAATTAATACATGAACGGAACAAACAATACTACCAAACGTAAGCGTAGAACAGATCGCAACCATGCAATTTACGAATTGTTTTGCGAAGCAACTGGCGAAAGCTACATTGGAGTTACTGTTTGTTCTGGTTCTGCATTGAATTCTGTACGTAAACGGTTTAACTCTCACGTTAGCCGTGCTAATACAGACACTTGGAAATGGAACTTGTGCGAAGCACTTCGTACACATGGATGTGAAAAGTTTACTCCTTACTTGCTAGAAGTTGTACGTGGCAAAACGTCTGCTCATGCTAGAGAACGTGAACTGATTGCAACTATGAAACCTGCTTTGAATTCTCTTTAAAAAAGAGTTGACATTTGTTCTGAAATGATGTATAATTAATCATAGATTGAAAAAAGGAACTAAAATGGGTACTCGTTCATTGATTGGTATTTACGACGCAGAAGATGGTTCAGTTACTGCTTCTTATTGCCATTATGATGGTTATCTCGATGGTGTTGGTGCTACTTTAGTTAAGTCGCACAATAACACTTGGAATGCAGCTAACATAGCTACTGGTGGATACATTTCATGTCTCGGTGCAGATTACGAAGAATCGAAGCAAAAATCTGCTAATTCTGATGAAGCTGTGAATTACGCTAGCGTTATCGAATACATGAAAGCTGGATTTGATGATTACGGTGTAGACTATCTTTACCTTTTCGATGGCGAAGCTTGGTTCTTCTGCAAAAACAAAAATGTTGGATTCGAAGAAGTTGCAATTAATTTAGAAAATGTTCAACAAACAGTTGACATTTGATCTGAAATGATGTATAATTAATCATACAACGAAACAAAGGATATAAAATGAGTGCATTGACAACTTACGTAGATCGCAAAAACGCTTGGGCTAAAATCTTCAAAGGAAAGCAATTGAGTTTGCAAAATTCTGAAGATCGCAAAAGTATTGCAAGAAGCATCGATTCGGATCTCAGTCCAGAAAATCTTACTTGTGATGGCGAATTAAGCCGCAGCCAAGTGCAAACTCGCTACAAAGCGTTGACTGCTGCAGCAAAAGAGTTGGCTCGGTTGGACCCTGTTGCTGCCAAAGAAATGTACGAATTTTCTGCAGACTAAAAAACAGTTGACATTCGTTCTTAAATGATGTATAATTAATCATACAACAAAACAAAGGATCAGAAATGATTAAATGTGAAACTCCAGATTACGCTATGTATACAGACTTCGGTAACGATGCTGTAGATGCCATTGTTCGCGGTGCTAAAACGCTTAAGCTAACATGGCCACAAGTTCTGCAAGAACTTAGCGATCTTGCTAAGCGCTTTCCAGAAGACTTCGGCGAAGCTACTGACACTGCAGTTCGCGAATGTGTCTACACTGCTCTCGAATTTGACACAGACTTTTACGTCTAAAACAGTTGACATTCGTTCTCAAACGATGTATAATTAATTTTTAAACCACAGGACTTATATTATGGCTCACGAACTTGAATTTGTAAATGGCGTTGCTCAAATGGCTTACCGCGAATCTAAAGGTAAACCTTGGCACGGTCTCGGTACTCCTGTTAACGATGAAATGACTCCACCAGAGATGATGAAAGCTGCTGGATTGGATTGGGATGTTGAGAAAGTTGATACCTTTATTCGCTATAAGGGTGACACTATTAAGACCGGCCAGCAAGCTCTGGTGCGTTCTAATGATGGTAAAATTCTTACGCAAGTTGGACCTGGTTGGAATCCAGTGCAAAACGCAGAAGCTTTTGACTTCTTTACAGACTTCGTAAGCGCTGGCGACATGATCATGGATACAGCTGGCTCCTTGAAAGATGGACAGATTGTCTGGGCTCTTGCAGACGTTCGTGATGGCTTCTCTCTGTTTGGCGGTGACGAAGTTAAAGGTTACTTGCTGTTCTCTAACCCACATCAATACGGTAAAGCAATCGACATTAAGTTCGTAATGGAACGAGTTGTTTGCAATAACACATTGGCTGTTGCTCTTAACGAAAAAGGTCAACCTTCTTTGCGAGTTAACCACCGTTCAAAGTTTGATGCAAATAAAGTTAAAGAAATTCTTGGCTTGTCACACAACAAAGTTGAGAAGTTCAAAGAAGCTGCAGAATTCCTTGGCTCTAAGCGATACGACCGTGCTCAGCTTGAGCGCTTCTTCGGTAAAGTGTTCGGCGAATCTACTCGCGAAAACAAAGTACTGTCTCGTACTGCAGAACAGGCTATGGAATACGTAGAAAATCAGCCAGGCGATAACTTCCGCCCAGGTACATGGTGGAATGCTTACAATGCAGTCACCTTTATGGCTGATCACAAGTTGGGTCGTAGTGCAGATACGCGTATGACTTCTGCTTGGTTTGGTACCAATGCAAAACGTAAAGTTGAAGCGTTGGATATGGCCATCGAAATGGCGGAGGCGGCGTAAGCCGTCTTTTTAAGGGAAAATAAAACATGAAGATTCTTATCTTTGGATTGCCAGGTAGTGGAAAAACTACTTTGGCAAAACCATTGGCTGAACTTCTCGGCGGGATTCATATCAATGCCGATGAAGTACGCACACATTATAATGATTGGGACTTTACACCAGAAGGTCGTATGCGTCAAGCAATGCGAATGAAATACTTAAGTGATGGTGTTGTAAAAGCTGGAAAGATCGTAGTCACGGATTTTGTAGCTCCTACTAAACAAGCTCGTGATGAGTTTGGAGCTGACTACACAATCTGGATGAATACAATTGATGCAGGTCGATTCGAAGATACGAATAAAATGTTT